TTACATCGTGATGTAGTTGTTTAGCTTCGTAATATAGTCTGGCAGATCCTCTGCTATAAGTTTGCCGTAATGTTTATAAATCATAGAAGTATCACTGTGACCAAGCTGCTCTGCGATCCATTCAGGAGGTACTTGGCCAGATGTTAAAAGCTGGCTGGCGAACGTATGTCGACCTTGGTTAATACCACGTTTACGCACTTTCGCCTTCTTTAAATGCTTATTCCAACGATAGCGCAATTCATGATATTCAAAGTGATTCGACCGTTCATGGTTAATCCAGACAAATCTAACCTTTTCTGGTCTCCTGGTCTTATTGTCACGCTGAAGTACTTCGATAGTTTTAGCTCGAGCATTACCAGTAATTTGATACTGTTTTCTGAGCGCGCTAATTGCCGGCTCGAGAAGTTTAATTTTTCTCTTTCTACGTCGGTTTTTAGTTACTCGATAGATTCCACGAACATATGATCTAGAAATCTGAATAGTACCCTTCTCCAGATCTATATCTTCCCATGCGATCGGGATCTGTTCCGACATTGAAAGTCCAGTCCAAAACAAACATGGCAACAAGTTTTGAATATCTAGATCCGTTTCAGTGTTCAATATCATTGCAATTTCAACTTTGCTAAACGGATCTGGCTCTGGCGTATCAACTTGGTGAATTACTATGTTTTCAAAAGGGTTGTAAGGCATTTGACGTTCATCGCGCCAAATGGCATGGATCTGCGAAAATCGAGTAATAATTTCTCGTACGGTCTTATTGTTTAAATTTTCTTTTAACTGCTCTATCCACTTTTTAAGCATGTTTGTATTGATATCTTTCGGATTAATTTGTCCCCATTTAGGGATTATATGGTTGTAAACATGTCCCTTATAAGAATCGTAAGTACTTGGAGCAACTTCTTTAATCGTTTGGCTCAGATAAAGCTGTGCATAATAACTAACTTGGTTCTTTTTTAAGTGTTTAGAGTTTGGAAAATGTTTGGCCAAGCTAAACTGGCCAAGTTGTATTTCCAATTTAATTAAATTAGCAAGCTTTTCGGCTCTATCTTGATTCTCTGGAGTAAAATCCCAGTCTAACGTTTCTTTAATAACTGATTCTGTTGCGATCGGTCGCATCCAAATTCGCAACGATTTCCCACGTGTTTCTAGTCCTGCAGACATTATTCGACCTACATTTAAGTATTCTATAAAAATATTTAGAGAGATTTTAGATGAATGCACCCCCGAATGGGGGTGCATAAGAGGTGCACAATTAAATGAAAGGCAACTCGTCTTGTTCGTCTATACTGTTTCTTGAAAGGATTTCATTTTCCAACGCAATCTTGAGATATGCATCATCTGTTTTGTTTATTAACCAGTGAATATTTCTATCATCTAAGTCTTTAATTGCCCACCCTTTATATTTACCGTAATAAATATGGGTTGGGTATCTAGCTTCTTCCGAAAATTCATATAGCTCTTCAAAGGATTTAATACCTTTGTTTTTTACAATCTCAAGCAATAAAGAAAAAGTGGTTTTACAGTCATTCAATGCTGAATGTGAATTCCGTAAACCGCGTCGAGTAGCCTTCCTATTATTGCTAATTTCATATGCTAAGGCTGAAAGATTATGTGCTTCCAAATTTGGCCATAGATATCTGGCCATAGCTAAAGTACAGATCGCTTTAATACCCTTTGTCGAAACACCAGCACGATTAATTGCGGCTATATCATAATCAATGTTATGACCGATTAAGTATTGCACATCATCTTTTGGTAATTGGAACTTGGTAAATGGTGGGCATCTCTCCAGATCTTCATCAACGATATGATGTACAGCCATTGCCGCTATAGAAATTGGCTCACTAGGTTTATAGCGTTTAGTGAAATCAAACATAGTTTGCATGATTGGAATATCACTTCTAAAGCTTGGAAAAATGACTTCAATCGCTGCCGCTTCTATGATATCCCCATGCAGTTTATGGGTTTCAGTATCAAAAATTAGAGCTGTCATTAATATTCTCCAAAAACCAATATAGAACTGCTCAACAAAATTGAGAAAATCAGATTGATAAACAAGGCATTTTTAAGGTTGAACTGCATGTTTTTTCCCTTCCTTTTCTTGTTTATCTAGCTCACATCGACATTGACCGATTCGGAAATATTCGATTGGTCCTGGTGCTTCCTTTGGAGTCATTTCATATCTATATAAAACATAGGTTCTTACACGAGTTTTAACAGTGATTTGATCGCCATTAATCTCTGTAATTGTTCCATTATGGGCTTTTTGACTAACTGCAATTTTCCCCTGGTACGCACCTTCTCTTTTTTGGATCATGAAGTTGACTTCATCGCCTACTTTGTAAGCTTCAAAATCAGGAAGTTTTAAACCACCACACTTGCAATGATATTTAGTCATGGGTTTCACTCTCCCAATCAAAATCTTCGCCAAGCTGTTCGCTGTTATCTGTATCAATTAGAATTATCGAGATAATTTCGTATTCTTCTAGACGTTTAACAGTTGCCATTTTTTCAAATGCATCTTTAAGACCTTCAAATTTTCCAATCAAAGTTCTGATTTCTGAAACAGCACATGCCCCAAGCAATGAAGCTGCTTTTTGTTGAATTGGGCTATTTGATAAATCTTTACGAATACGTACCTGGTATTTTTTTGTAGACATGGTTATCCCTCTTTCGCTTCTTGGCGTTTTTCTGCAATACATTCTTCTAAGTGTTGAATGCATCGCTGCTTTGAATTGAAGGGCCCTTGCCAACATTCATTAAAATAGATATCCCATTCTTCTAAACCATGCTCTTTGATAAAGTCGATTTGAACAGTTCCAAAGAATGGAACCTCATGAGCAAACCAATGTTGATTATCGTCCGTACCAAATTTGATTTTGGAATTCTGCGCAGCCACTTCAGCTTGATAAACACCTTCAGCATGTTTAATAAGATTCGCAACTGGTGTACCTTTCATGAACCATGTTTGATCAATCATGCAGTCATTATCTAGAGTTAGACCGTCACGGGTACTTAAAAATGTAAACCAACAAATCTGTGATGTTTCATCTTCATAAAGTTCAAGTTCTTCATTCCAGAAATAATTTTGAAGAGCTGGCCCCATTATTGACTCAAATTTAAAATGTAAATCTGACTTTTTAGACATTATCGCTCCCCCCTTTATCTTGTGATTGAACTTCTTCAAGACGGTAATAGGTCTTGCATTCACAACGAGGACAAACTCTGTCATAAGATGTGAAACCGTGTTCATAATTAGGTTTCTGGACACGCTCACTTTCAAGGTGTTTGTTGCGGCAGCGGCAGCATTTAACTAAATAATCTTGCATGACTTACCCCTCCAAACCTTTCTCAATTCGAGCTTTTTGTTCTTCTTTAGCATGTAATTCTTCAGCAAGTTTAATAGCTTGTTCTGCTGCATTTTTCATACTTGTTGCAAGGATCCACTGACAACGATATGAACGCCCGAGTGAATTAGAAAGATATTTACCATCCTCACTAAAGCGGAAATTAAATGGGATGGCTATTTCCAGATTTACAAGAAACTCCAAATCAGAATGATCTGCGACTAAATTGCTTGCATGATCTATGGCCCATTCTCGACTTAAATTTCGTAAAACATTATTAATAAAACCTTCTAATTGAGGGTGTTGCTCTTTTAAATCATCACCATTTTGGGTTTCTAAAGCCCACAGAAATTCTTCAAAGTCTTCACTAACATTTAAGCCAACATTTAAGGTTGGAACATGAAGAATCTTGTGAAATACAACATTGTTATTAAACATTTCTCCTGAAAGAGCTGAAGGAAACTTGTTGTTTGATGCGATTTGTACGTTAGAATCGTTTTGCATAATTGCTCTCCGTGATTGTGTGACACATACAAAAGTGGCCGCTTTTGTATGTGTACTCATAAAAATTAGTGAAATTTAATGTGGCTACGATCATTTGAAGATGTAGCTGCACTTAAAAGGGCTTTAAGTAAAAGAAGTTTTACTAATTGCTCGGGAACTTCTTCTTCATTGGATTTGGCTTGAGGAAATTCAGGAAACTTCAATAAGTTATAGAAATCGTCTGCATATACCCATTGGTGAATGCGATCTTCATTAAGGTTCCCTTTTCGTGTATGCCATGCTTTACATGCTTTGCAATAAACAACATCTGCTTCAATAGTTTGATCGGCAAAAAATACAACGACTAGACAATCCTCTTTTGGTTTTTCATCTTTCCCTTTAAAAACATTTAATTTTTGATGAGCAGGAATAGCTTCAATTTGGACTTTGAAAACCTCTGCATTTGAGTCCTTTAAAATTGCGTTAGCAAAGTTATAAACGCTATCTAAAAATGAACCAGAATTTGAACCCACACCAACTGGATAACCAATTGTTTTAAGAAGTTCGTCGCGTTTAACTTCCTCTTTTTGCAAACGAGTTTTTAGATATTCTGCAACATCTAAAGAAATCGGCAGTGAAGCTTGCATACACGCTTGTGTTGAAATATTTAACTTAAACATAGTGTTTTTCCTTTCGTTAAAAGTGGGTTTAATCCCGTTGTGAAGTTGGTTTTTCAAAGATCCAACATCGTTTTGTTGAGTTGGTAATTTTGCTTTGTATGGCTTTATTTGCTTCAACAAAGCGGTAATGAAGGCTGTGACGTAATGCATTTTGCAATTCATTCACTTCAGGTAATGCGTATCGATAATCCGCTGCGACCTTATATAAATGAGCAAAATTGATGGCCATAATATCTGACTTAGCCGAGTGGTTTACGACGCTATCTGCATGTTCAACTTTTCGTATGGAGTCCTCCATTTCTTCAATCGTGTTCCAGAAGTTCTGAACAATAACTGGATCTGACTTGAGGACTTTGTCACGGCTTTGCGCCATCTTTATAAATTCATCAATAACCTGTTTTTGAACTGGTGCTGGTACTTCAATTACATGACGACACATCGCATCAAATAGAGACATAAGTTGTGCATGGTTGTGAACAATTCGAGAACTTTGAATGTCGTACTGTTCCTGGTGCAGCATTGCGTCATATTTTTCATAGCCAATATTGAAGGCTTCCAAGATGTCTTTTTCTTTGCTCAAACATTGCAAAATAAATTGACTCACGTTCTCAGGTTCGTATTTTGATAAGTTACGTGATGCATAAAGACTTGCTTTGCTTAGCTGGTCTTTAAAGAATTTAACGTGAACAATACGCCCCATGATTGCTTCAGAAGCTAGTACTTCAGCATTTTGGCTAATGATCAAAGTACCCATAAACAAAGGTTCGTATGTGGTATTGCCCCCTGCCTTTACACCCATTGCCCCGAGTGAGCCACCGTCATACATGGTTTTGCACATATCCCAGTTAAACTGTTTCGATGCACTCTCGCCTTGTCGGTCGGACTCGATAAATACGACTGGAAGGTTAGATACTTGGCGTAAAGTACGGATTAAGCCTGCTTTAGATGTTTTAGTAGGATCTAGACCTTCATAATTCACACGGCCAAATAACTTCCATAAAAACTGGATCAGTGTTGATTTACCTGTGCCTGGTTCACCAACCAGCTCTAAGAATGGAAAAGACTTGTGTGTTTTACGGATCTGCTGTGCATATAGGCCACCGAAAAAAGCTGTAAGCCCGATTAAGCCTTTAACACCGTATGCATCGATGAGATCTTTAACCCAGCCTTGTTGATACTCTTCTTGATTTTTGTTTATTTCCAATGCAAATGGAGCATTACATTTAAGGTTTGTATGTCGTGGTAGCTCAAAATAATCTTCTTTATTGATCGTATATTGCTTGCCACTTTGGTAAGCCAATTCACCTAAAATATAAGTCTTTTGTTCCGCGTGATATCCAACGTAATCAATTAATTGAACTCGTTTAATATCTTTAAGTTCACGTTTTAGAAATGCGAGAAGCTGCTTACTATTTCCCTCATAAAAAACCCCTGGTGCAACATGTAGAAGTCGTTTACCAAACTCTGGTGCTGAAGAAATATGTGAAGGGCTAAACGTGTTCTTAATAGTTTTCGCACCGCGTGGAAAATCTATTTGAAAGTAATAATCTGCTTCATCTATTTCTTTTTGATACTGGTAATAAAGGCCATGTGGTCGGCATTCCATCATAATTTCTACATCTGCAGCATGCTGAATGGCTGCTTCACGACGTTCTGATGTAGCTTGGTCTTTTTCCTCTTGTGCCCAATCCTCATTATCATTTGGTTCAAAATCGATGCCTTTCATGTAGTCATCGTATTTATCCATGTTTAATTTGAACCAATAAACACAGTTATTAAAATCAAATGGAAATGACTTAGTACCGTAACGCTTGTAGATAAGTATGCCTTTATCCACAGGCTTCTCAGCGATTAATAAAGAACCATAGTATTTATATGTTTCTATATCCGAGAATTTAAGACGATCTTGTTTATAAAGATCATTCCAGTCTGTTTTTTTACGGCCACTAGGAGGAAGAGCAGCTTCAGATTCAAAGCCAAGTTCTTCAGCTAAGGCTATATTTTTTCTTATACCTTCATGGCCAGCATTATCATTGTCATAAGCCCATACAAGCTTAGGTAGAGACAATTCTTGCTCTGCACATTTCATTGCAATGTGGTTTAGTAGAATTCGAGGAAAATTACCTGCTGATAAAGCGGAAAAGCTAGTAATGCCTGATAACCACAAAGCTATCGTGTCGAAAATACCTTCTGTGATCCAGATCTCTTTTGACTCGATGTAATTTGTATTTGGTGTCATCCATGCATGGCCAGCGGAAGACCATTCTTCTTTAAATGTGGTTTTTGGCAAAACGCCTTGTTCATCTAGAACGCGCTGCCACCACCCTGGGTTCCCTTCTTCATCTGTGATTGGGAATCTTAATGTAATAGAAGTGGTTTTCTTAGGTTTATAACGGGTAATACTTTCTTGCGTGTATAAACCTTTTAAGGGATCTAGTGGAAATCCACGACCTTCAACAAGATAAGCGTTTACAGTTTTATTCGGATCTTCAGGAGTGGGTTCAAATCGTTTTTCCCATTTTTCGAATAATTCAGGGAATAAATCACGAATGTGGTTTTCTTTACCACATTCGTTTTTTCTCGGGCAAAACACCACCCAAGGTTCCTCAGGATATACCCAAGCTGATGCTTCCTTGTGGTTACAATCAGGACATCTACCACGCAATTTATCGTTGCCCTTAACTTTGAAGCCGTAGACATCTTTTAACTTCTCTACTACTAAAGCTTTGGTTTCTGGAAACATCATTTTCAATAAACTGCCTTAAAATAAATGCCGATTGGTTTTTCTAAGTTCCTGCCCTGCTAATTTTCCAAGTAGTTCTTGGATCCTTTCTCTGGCAAGGTACTCAATGGTTTCTTCAATAGTTGGTAGACCTAGGGCCTTTTGCACTTCCTGTACAATTTCCTTCTCTTTATCCGAAAGAGCGATTTCTTGTGTGGGCATCAATTCAGCTCCTAGAAAGGTGATCTGATGCGCCTTTTTTTAAGTAACTGTCTAAGCTAAAGTTATCTTGAATGTCCTCTGCAATTAGCAATGCTAATGCCTGTTTCATTACAAGCTGGCGCATGATTACACCAGGATTAACACCAGTCAGACGCGAGACAATTTTAAAAAGATCAGACTCATCATTAGTCAGATTGACGTTGTAACGGTTATCCCGTTTTTGTTTCTTCAAACTCATTGGTTTTGGTCCTCATTGTTTGGAGTTTGCTTTTTACCCAAGTAATAAATTCTTGCGATGACACTTGAGCGACTGGAATCGGTTTCCTCTACTTCTTGATCGATTGCCTTAACTTCCTCTTTTGGTAGATAGACAATGCATGGAATACGTCCACCACTGATCTTTTTTGATCGGGAACGATTAGAAGGTGAAGTTTCTGTACTCATACAGTATCCTACGGTTATAGTGATGTGCTACGAATCACTATAGCATAAATATTTAGTCTTTCAATATATATCGGTGAAATATATGTCCGAAAATTTGGCTGTAGAGATTACACAAAGGTTCACAGAAGAGCTGGAGCGTAAGAATTTGAGAGCAAAACCGCTTTCACGCAGTATCGATGCCCATGAAAATACGTTAGGTAACTATGTCCGCAACAAAGTGCCAGATCAGTGGGTTTACCTAGCAAAACTACAAAAACAGGGAATAGATATCCGTTATGTATTGCTTGGCATTGATCCAGACTTTAGTGGTCTTACAAGTGAAGAAAGTTTGTTATTAAAAGCATATAGACAGCTTAGCCCTGAAGCTCAGGAAGCTTTACTACGTTTAAGTTCTGTTTATGCGAAAGAAGTCGAAAATAAAGAATGAACAGCCAATGAAAAAGCCCACCTTTCAGTGGGCTTTTTATCTATTCCTCTAACTTTTGCTGAACTATTTGCAATCGTTGCTCTAAGTCCAATAATTTATAAATCAGGTCATTATTATTATAAACAACCTCTTTATCTCCGACTGAAGCTTCTAAAGAATTTCTCCAGACGCGCAAAGTACTTAATGCCATATCTAAGTTCAATTCTGCATCATTCGTTAAAAGTTCCATATCTACCCCGTTGGCAATTTGATTTAATTGAAATTGCCAAACCCGTACCTCTGTATTGTTCCAGATGGGGCTGATAATGGTGTGTTCTCCATTAAACTTAGGATAAATAAGATCTTTTAGCGATGAATTTAATAAACCTATATCGATTTTTTTAAATGAATGATCAGTTTTTGTCAGTTCTTCAATCAAATCATTAATTTGATCAGGACAAATTGATAAGTACCCCTTATCAGTTTGATGATTAAAAAGAATCTGACTACTGGTCACGCTATCTATGAGCAAAAATAATTGTTCGCAAAGTAAACGGCTTTTTTCATTTGTGGCTTGTACCCGAGGCGCGATTGGCACATAGGGAATAATATTGTCATTGATTTGCATGAGATTACTTCCCTAAGAAAAAGAAAGAGAATGTAAACGCGAACATACAAATAAATGCAGTCCCTTCAAAGAGTTTTTTAAGGAAATTAGAAAGTTTGATTTGTTTCTGACGCTTTTTGAATGCATCTAAGGTGATAGGCGTGTGCGCGATGACATGAATAGATCTTTTCATAGTAAATTCTCTAGTAAGTTCTTTGCAAACCTACCGCCATTACTTCCTACGGTAATGGTGGTAGACCGAACAGGGTGTAGGAATACCGTACTAGAGAACGGCCAGCTAAAAGCTGCCCTGCCCGATCTACCATAGTGATTCTATCAGATCAGACATTTTAGGCAAAAAAAAGCCGCTTCAGAGCGGATATTTTCTGCCCTCTAGTACAATTTACAGGTTCCTACGCCTGCACACAGATTTTGCTGTGCTTTTTCATATTGCCGATAGTGATGCGTTATGTCAAGATAGTGATGCACTATTTTTATAAAAAACGAAATGATTGAAATTTTATTTGTATGTTTAATTATCTGGATGCTTTATGCGTGGAAAACTGGAAAATTCAGTAAAGAAAATCAAGAAAAAAATAGAGCTGAATTTAGAAAAGACTGGATTAAATTAAAGCAGGATTTTAAAAAAGCATTTAATAATTCTAAATCTATGGATGAAGATAAACCCAAATTACAGTCTAAAAAAGACTATGAATATAGTTTAAGAATTTTGAGTAAATCTAAGTCTAATAGTTCATCGGATAATCACTATACATTTTCAGAATCAATAGATGAACCTGATTTTGAAATTTTATATTCTTCTTATAACAATCCCGCTTCATATAGAAAGATTAAAATAATTGATTTATATAATAAAAAATATGATGGTGAATATTATACATATATTGATGCTTACTGTTTTAGTGCTGAGGATGAACGTACATTTCGTCTAGATCGTATCGAAGAAGTGAAAGAATTAAGTTCTGGAAAAATATTTTATTCTCAACACGAAATAAAGAAAATTTTTAAGAGAAACTGCTAAAGAGGAAATTATATGCAAATCATGATCATGGTTTATGAGTCTGGCAAAGTAGAGCACACTTGTAATCTACTTGCCGATATTAATAAGAAAGGTGAAGTCACTAATCTATATGATTACAGTGGAAATGAATTAAACATTAATTTTTTGCGTAATGAAGTTTATTACAAAAAGATTTGGTGGCAATTCTCGCCTAAAGTAGAGAATTTATAAAATGTATTAATTATCTTCATTTTGTTTTTCTCGGTATCCTGCAAGCCACATTTGCGGTGCCTCTGCCCAACTCATTAAGCCCACCTCCTCTCGTACATTGTTATATGCATTCATAAAACGCTCATACCAGAAACGCTTCATAACTTCTGAGTAATATTTAGGAAAACCCACTGGATTCATGTCTAGACGAACATTTTTATAAAACAGTTCAAAAAGTTCTTCAGGATGCATATTTATACCTCTTTTGCTAGATCCCAAGCGCACCAATAACCGTTGTGCACGGCACGAAAGGCATAGGACATTGCATCAGTCATATCATTAAACTTTTTAGCAGCCGTTTTCGTTGCCTCCAGCATTGAAGCTTTCCATTTCTCTAATGATGGCCATTCATCTTTGAAAATCTTTAATTTGGGTTTTGGATGTGGTTTAAATGATTTTTTATATTGCGAAAATGATTGATAAAAAGCTCTTCTGGCTTTTCTATCTGCAATCCTTTTTATCTTTCTTGGGTTAAAACAAAAGTCTTTTGAATAATCCCAATTAAGTTCTGGCCACTTTCTTGATAAAACTTCTAAATACCAAGTGGTACGACCTAGTGCTCGACCTTTGATAACTACATTTTGCTTAGTAAAAAATGAAATGACTGGAGATAGACAATTTAGATCATTCATAACGAATAGTTGCCCCCTTCAGCCAACCACTGCAAACCGCACCTTTTACCATCTGGCCATCTTTACTTTTAGCCGTAAACTTGGTGGCAAAAGTGTCGTCTTCACTACAAGAAAAGAATGCACGGCCATGGGTCTCTATTTCAGTAAAGCCATTTGCTTTTAGTGCTTTGATTGCATCATTAGAGGAAGAACACCCTATAAATACTAGGCTTAAAAAAATTACAGTTAAAAACTTAGTCATTTTTTTCTTCCCAATTTTCATCATTTGCTGACTTTAGCTCTAACAAAGTAGGGATATGAATTTGAGGATCTGGCGTTGCACTCGGTGAAATGGTGTGAGTTATTTCAATATGGCCACCACACGTAAAACCACAAAATAAGTTAGGACAAGTTAGCCAGACGTCCTTCAGTAAAGGGTGTCTTTGCTCACTGGAACGAATTTTTAGATTAGTAACTTTACAGTGTGGGCAAACGAGCTGTGGACGGGAATTGTTTTTATTTATTTTGTTGTAGTTATTGGGTGCAATCATTTATCAAATCCTTAAGAACATATTTATATTTATTTTAAATTAAAAGAACAAATATTTGTTCTTTTTCTATATTTTTTATAGTATTTAGTCAGTTTTTCTAATGCAGAAAAATATATGCAAAATTTAAAATGCCAATGTTGTTTTAAATTATTGGCTAGAACAGATGGCTTTAATCAAATCGAAATTAAATGCCCTCGTTGTAAAACCTTAAACACATTCCAGAGCACCTTGAGTGCCTTACCTGAATGCCCAGAGCATCAAACACCAGGTAAGATTCATGACACAAAACCTCTCACCACAATACAATCCTAGTGGCCACAGTTTCAGTGGATGGCTCGGTGGCAAATCCCAACTTGCTAGAACCATCATTGATATGCTTCCTGAGCATAAAACTTATGTTGAAGTCTTCGGCGGTGCTGGCTGGGTTTTATTTAAAAAGACCCCTTCAACTGTAGAAGTTATTAATGATATTAATGACGATCTGATTAACCTATATCGAATATTAAAATTTCATTTTGATGCGTTTTTAACTGAATTTGAATTACTGTTATTTTCACGTACTCAATTTGACGATTTTAAACGTGATCAATCTGGTCTTACAGATATTCAAAGAGCCGTTAAATTTTATTATTTATTACGATCTGCTTTTGGCTGCCAACTTGACGGTACTTTTACTTATTCAAAAGATCGAGCCAGCCGTATGCGTTTAGGTGAAAGATTACGTGATCATCTAGTTTCTATTCATGAGCGATTGCAAAATGTTGTCATTGAAAATAGATCTTATGATTACATTATCAATCGATTAGATAGCCCTGATACTTTGTTTTATTTAGATCCTCCTTATTGGGACTGCGAAAATGTTTATGGCAAAGGGATCTGGTCCAAAGAGGATTTTTATACCTTAAAAGATCGGTTAGATAAAATAAAAGGAAAGTTCATTTTAAGTTTGAATGATGTGCCTGAAGTGAGAGAACTTTTTAAAGGCTATCAAATGGCACATCGTAAAATTCGTTGGTCTGTGAATTCCAAAGCAGCTCATGAAGAGCATAATGGCAATGAGTTGATCATTTATAACTTCTGATCTGTTTTGACTTGTTCAAGCATATCTTTCTTAGCATTAAGGCGTGGTAATTCACGCTTTAATCGTTTTTCAGCAGCCACTTTGCTTTGGAATACACGATCAATGACTTTGGGATTAGTTTGATCCCCTAAAGTTACCCAATAACGAGGGCTTTTGTTTTGCCCGATCGTATATTGTGTTTTTAAACCTGTATAAGCCTTCTGGTCTAACTCATTATGTGCTGTAAATTTACCTGTCTCGAGATCCAGTAATGCATATTCACGATCTAGGCGTTGCTGTGCTCCAGCTTTAGTTAAATACAGATATGAGAAATGTTTAGGGTTTGATTGATCACCTTTAGTCAGCTTTACGGCTTTCTCGCCTTCCTGGTAATACACCACAACACCAGTCCATTTTTTGTTTCTCTCTGAGACAAATTGATCTTCAAATAATTCAGAAACATCGTCCGCATCAGGAAAGAAAACTTCTAGCTGCAGATCGGTTGTATATCCTCTGTCATTTAGCGTATCAGTGATTGTTGTACCTAGCCAAAAAATTTCATCAATTTGTTCTTTGACTCCAATAAATAAAAAAGTTTGCTCTGGGATTAGATCCGGTACGCCTCTAGCCAGTCTATAACTCAGCGTTTCGGCCGTTCGTTTAAAATGGTTTAACTTGGCTCTAGCCGCTAAAGTTGCGGTTTGTTTATCACGATGGATATGACGTAACTCTTTAATATTTTGATGAGATTGGTCGCCGACAATCACTTCAAGTTTTTTGGCCATTTTATCGTCGTAATAAAATGCACGTATTGCAGTGACCTCTTCCCCTCCATCACTAAAACTATATCTGTGTTCATCGCCTTTTGACCTGGTCAAAACAAAAGTTGGAAGCTCTTGGCCAGAAATGGTCTGACTCTGGCCTTTTGGCATAAAGAGTAATGTACCGTTTTTGATGGTAGCTATAGCATCGTGCTCATCTGCTAAACGAGTCAGTAAATTTGCATCTGATTCATTTTGATCGATATGAATAATTTTATGTTTGGCCAGTTCTTCAGATACCTGATCATTTAAATCGTGTTCGATAGCAATTTTTCTAATCAGATCACCCAAAGCAATGTCATCAAAGCTCCGTTCCTTCTTTTTCTTTAATGACTTCTTCATGTCGCCACTGGTAGCTCGGATCCGTAGAACATCAGGTGCCCCTGCATGCTCCACTTCCTTTACAACAAAACTCCCTTTATAAACAAGTCCAGAATGCTGCCAACCAAGCCATGCTTGTATGACCGCACCCTTACTTGGGATCTCAAGTAATCCATCATGATCGGACAATGTTAAATCAAGCGTATCAACCTCAAAACCACGTTTGTTTTCAATACGCATTTGCCCTAAGCGATTGTTGACCTTTGATGAGATATCTACACCATCAACAACAAGTTTATAAATAGGAACAGAACTCGCCTGCAGTACATCATCAACAACTGAATTTATTGCGGAAATAAGGGTCATAATAAGCCTATCAATTTACCTGCAGCATTACCGATTAGAGTTCCTGGCTTCTGTCCTTGTGTCAGCTTTAAACTAAACTCAATTTTTCGAGGAGTACCATCTGTAAAAAAGTAAGTTTGTGTTTCTTGCAAATCATCAATGTGATAAAGCCCAAAAACTTTACCTGTTCCTGCGATAAGCGGAAAATTTTTACCTGTATCACCCATAGCACGTAAAGCAGTGATACTCATCTGAGAGCCAAACTCCGGCACAATACTTCCTTCTAAGGTAATCGTATCTTCCCCCCTACCCACAAACTGATAGGCTGGCATTTCACCAACACGTGAATTACTTGGATGCCGCCAATTGGTACTGCGTTGTAACTGCTGGTAAACCGCAGTCGGGATACTAAACGGGAACATACCCAATATCATCATCATGTGATTTACTCCTGATCTGCCATGATTGTGCGTACACGTGACAATTTATCGCGTTGTAATCGATTAATTACTTGTTCAATTTGACGTTCAAGATCCTGAACCATTTGTCCTGGTGCAGCATGAATATGAATCGTGTAAGTGTCTCCAGCCACAGCCAATGAAGACTGACGACTTGATGTTAAATTTGGTGCGGTTTGTATTTTAGAAATAACTGGAGCAGCAATATCAATCTGATCCATAGCTGGCGATTGAGCTTTATTGGTGAACAAATTAAGAACTTGATTATATTTGTTCTTTAACTCTGGAAAGGCTTGAGTTAAACCCATGCCAATACCACCTACGATATGTCCACCTAGACCAGCCATGACTCGCGAAGGAGAATGGATATCCATTTTTTGCTTCATAAAGCTAGGCATATAACTATTAATTTTCGCCCAAATGGTTTTAAGGCTATCAAAACCTGATTGGATACCATTAACTAAACCATCAATGATATTTTTCCCAATACTTAGCATCTTGTTTTTAAGGCTGCCAAGGTAGTCAAATATCTTAGTCCAGCCATCAACAATTCTCTGAAAAAGTGGACTATTCGTAATAGCAGAAATCAAATTGTCCCATGCTGTAGTAACAATGGATTTAATCCCTGACCAAACAACACTGGTAACTAGTTTTATATTTTCCCACTTAGCAGCAAACCAATCGCCAATAGGTCCTAAATAACTAACTATTGAATTCCATACATTCGCTACGCCAGTTGTAATGCTGGTCCAAACTGAGCTAAAGAAGCCAGTAATACCAGACCAATTCGCAATAATTAAACGAGGTATGCCAATAAGCGGGAAAAGTAGATTTAAAAGAGGATTATCTGCAAAAACTTGATCTACACTTTGAATAATACCTTTTATGAAAGATACGCCTGTATTGAATGCATTTTTAACACCAGTCCATAAATCCATAAAGAAAGATTTAATCGGTGCCCAATTTTGATAAATAAAGTATGCAGCCGTAGCAAGTAACGTGACTGCAAAAATAATTGGATTTGCTCTCATGAGTTGACCAGCAGCAAAAAGCATTCTGCCTAACCACATTACAGATGACCCAAGAGCTTTAAACGGGGACATGAGCATCTTAAAAGCAAAGCTTAATGCACTACCTTGTACGCCTAAAGTCACCATTGCAAGACGTAGACTTAACATACTTAAAATTAATGGTGAGAAGACTAACAGCAAGCCTCCCAGTGCAACTAAACCTCCAGCAATTACCAATAGACCAGAACCTAGAGCTTTAGCCAAAGTTGGGTTTTGTTGCATCCACCCAGTAAAGGTTTGCATAGCATTCGATGCCATGATTAATGCTTGGGTATAGATCGGTAAAATAGTCTGGCCAAACTGTAAATATGCATCGTGAAGTTTTGCCCTTGCTTCTAATTCTTTACCCGATGTTGTTCCCTGGGCTTGGGTATTCAATTGATCGATATTGAAGGCACCTTCATTCAGTTTTGCATTTTTATGGATCTGATCACGTTGCATATACATCTGTGCAAAAAGGTTTGACGCAGTACGGTTACTGAAGACGCTGCCGATCGCATCAATGACATCACTTTCTTTTGTTATACCTTTAGCATTTAATGCTGGTACTAAAACCTGCTCCATCCATGCAAACTGATCTTTTTTAAACAAATCAGCACCTTTAATTGCGCCGATATCTAAATAAGATAAATCCCCAGTCTTATTATGCTTAACTTTTGAATAGTCCCCGATTAAACCAAATTTATCGAGATTGGCAGCTGCTCGTTGTGTTGTTCTGCCCTGGTATAAATTCTGATAAGCAGACATCATGGACGTACCAACACGATGGCCACCCATTTCTTGTACTAAAGGCTCCATTTTGTAATAGAACGCTTTGTTATCCATGCCTTTTGCAGCAATACCACCTGTTTTGATTACGTTAAGCCACTCTTCAGCCTGTACACGTCCACCTGTGGCTGTAATTACTTGCTGGATGATATTTGCTTGTTCCTGAAATGATTCTTTGCTCTTTAAACCATTACGCATTTCAATGACTTTAAGCATATCCATGAATTTTTTTTCATTTTCTACACCGTGGTCGCCATACATAGCTTCATTTGCAAATTTCATTTTGGCCAATGTTGGAGCAACCCATTGTGCATGGTGAACATCACCGAAAGCCGTTACACCATCACGGACCAAGGTTAAATTGTCTAATGTACTGGTACCAAAAGTTTTCATGGCCTTAGCGTATTGGATTGCTTCTTCAGTAGACTTTTTGCCAAAGCCTAGTGAAGCAATTCTGTTTTCTTCAACATCGACACGCTTTGATTCATCAATTGGTTTACGCATCTGATAAAGGGCAGCTGCACCTGTTGCAGTCATACCCGCTCCATATAAAGCTGCAGTTCGTACATTGCCAGATATATTGCTATGTGATTTTTGGATGCGATTTAGGCTGTCCAGCTTCTTTTTTTGATTATCGATCGATGCGTTGGCAGTTGTAATTTTTCTAGATAATTCCGACTGATGATCAGCTAAATTATTAGTAGAAATCCCTGTTTGTTTTAATTCATTACGCAACTCTTGAAGCTTGGCTTGATTTTGTGAATGTGCATCTTTGAGCTTTTTCGCTTCTTTTGTAGCCTTATCAAAATCTTTGCTAATTTTATCTGAAGGATTGGTCGTCATTTCTTGGCGTAAAGATTTAATGCGCTCCTGCACATCTTTTAAAGCCTTAGCACTATCTTCAGTCGCTTTTTTCTGTTTAACAAACCCATCAACTTGCTTTTGCTGTTCATTGAGTCTTTTTACTTCATCACGTGCATTTTTTAATGCATTGGCAGCAGCATTACTACTGCCAATGATGAGTTTAAGTGCGGGACTTAAGTTGTCTCTAGATCCAAAAAGGACTTCGAGTTTTAAAGGTTTCATGTGGCATCGTTTCCATTGCGATCAATGGCTTTTTGATGCCATTGCATCAGTTGATAAAGTGACATATCTACATAAGCTTGCGGTGGCCAGTGAAAAACCACCGCAATATTAGCCATCGCATCATCTACTGTTGGCGTAATACTTGAACACGCGCTGACTTCGGTTGCAAAAAAAGAATAATTGCTCCGCAGATTTGAGCGAGATCCGCTGGCTCAAGTTGGTTAATCTGAGTTTTAGTGAGTTCGGGTGAACAAATACGTGGAAGAACAGTACAAGCCGCAGTTACATCACCTTGTAGAAGATCTGCGATTTTTACACCCTGTAATGCTTGGACATTAGGCTTACGGATCTCTAATGAAGGAATTTCTAAGCTACCCATCATTAAAGGCTTTTCTAAATCTACTGTTTGAATATCAGGGTTAATAATTGCAGTGTTTTCTACTTGCTCTAAAGTTTTCATGTTGTTACTCCAAAAAAAATTAAAAAAAACTCTGCCCATGATGTATGAGCAGAGGGATGGAAACTTATGCTAAACCTAAATTGGCACGGTGTTTTTCGAGCATATCGACACCATTGACGATTTCTTTAACACCAGGAATATCAATCTCGATAATGACTTCGCCATCGATAGATAGCTTGTAGTAAGACCAAATAGTCTTTACTGTGGTTTCAGTATCGTCGCCAGCTTTCGCATTACCGAAATCAATTTCCTCATGACGTCCACGCATTACGATTTCGACCGCAATATCTTCACCTGTATCTTCACGCTGATATGAGCCAGCAAAACGTAAACCAATTGCACCAATAGTGGCTGCACCCCATTGTTTTAAGATGAGCTTATCGATACCACCGAGTTTCCATGTCATCTCGTTTGCATCATCTGCAAGGCCTGCATCCCATTTGATATTGCCGTTTAAGCCACCACCGCGCCAATTTTCGAGTTTGCGGGTTAGCTTCGGTAACGTGACTTCACCAGTTTGGCCAAGATATGAATTACCTTCGTTATATAAGTTTGAGAGTTTTAATTTACTTGGTAGAGCCATGATCTAGTCCTTATCCTGCTGTTACACGTGACGCAAAGTCGACCAGGTAACGGTCTGTAATTCGTTGGCGTAATACTAGGTTTTCAAGTGGTGGAACTGGTGTGTAGTCATAGTCGATGTAAAACTTGCCTGACTTAATGACTTCTTTTGTATTAATGGCAGGATCTAACCAACATTCACCGCCCAGCAAATAATTGCTTTGAGTCATTTCACGCATTTTTGCATTAATGCCTTCGACAATATCTCGGGCGAGACCTGGTGTAAGTGCTAAATCAGCAGCCCACATATGCCCTTCGGCCATAGTATCGGCAAGGATTTGTGCAGTTCGCGTATAGTTTTCAAATGCGAATAAAGGATCCTCAGAACAAGTTCGTGAACCCCAAAAGCGGAAACCATCGCGCTGGATTAGAGTGGTGATGTCATTCTGGTTGAGATAGCCTGCATCAGTGTCGGGATCTTGCAACTGCCAATAGACATCTTTACTAATGCCTGTCACACCATTAACTGCAACGTTAGACAGTGTTTTATGCCAACCTGTTTCATTATCAATTTTTGCACGTAAGCCAAGTGCTCGAGCAGTTGCATCAAAAGTTGATAAAGAATTTGTCGCAGTATCAAAGCCAAGAAAGTCTGGCCATAGCACCATCGCTTCACGTGCACCAAAAGTTTGGCGGTATGCTTGAGCTTCTTCTTTGGTTTCACAGCCATTTGCAGAGACATAAGCGAACCCACGTAGCTTTTGAGCCAAAGCGATTAATGCAACGGATACTGGAGAGGTATCAAGACCGGGAATACCTAAAATTCGTGGTTTTACGCCTAGCTGTGCTTCAGCTGCAAGCAAGGCGTTCATACCCGTATATTTACCGTTGACTGAACCGCCAATGATTGCGGACGTTTGTTCTGCAGCATCAGCTTTCTGTTCTACACGTACAACTACGGTGGCAGGATTAGTTTGATCAGCAATCGCTTGAAGTGAGCGTGCTAATGTTCCCTGATCCCCTGCTTTGTCTAAAGCAGCTTGAACATTTGTAAGTAATACGGGTGTATTTAAAGGAAATTTGGTTGCATCTGCATCGGATGCAGTACATACCATACCAACGACGGAACTTGATACTGTTCGTATTGGTCTGGTGCCATCATTGAGTTCTAAAACTCGGACACCATGGTGATAATCTTGAGCCATAAAAATAGCCTGTAATCTGGTTAGTTTTCAGATCACAGGCTTACAAATTGAAGTTTTTAAGTCATGTTGTAAGGTTTGTATATCAGTTATATACAAATGAACTTAATCCCCTACTTTAAAGTGTCATTGCATAGCGCCACATTTCATCGATTTCATCATTAGAAATATCTAAAAGAGTAAGCATATATTTGACTGAATCATTTGCACGCTCAAACTTTTCTGATTCGTTATATTCAATCTGAACTCGTGTTTTTAGCGCTGGATCTTCAATGGCTGCTATAGATTGTTCTACCTTTTCTAACAACTCATACTGAAGGAGCGCAAGCTTAAATTGGCGTCTTGTAAGAGGCTTAAATTCAGCAAGTCGCAACTGTTCTTTTTCTTCATCAGAAAGATAGTTTTGTGGATTAAGATGGCGATCAATTTCTTCAGTCGTCATTTCAATTAAATCTGCTTCAAATGCAAATACTTCGCCAGTGTTTTGATTTCTAAAATATTTCATCGTAATTCACTCCATTTTTGAAAACTGCCATTTACTCTATATGTAGATCCGTTGGGAATAAGTACAGAAGTAGGTTTTGATTGGTTATAACCATCTTGGTTACCAATTGACATGACTGTAATACCGTCTACGAGTAAATCGAAAGATCCTGCGTTATTCCAACTCGGGGTTAGGACCATAATTTGAATCGGCTTACCTGTCGTATTCGTATATGTTGTATTTGAGGAACGGCTTGAAGTAACGTCTGACCAGCTTTGTCCCACACCAATCGCATTATTTGAGGTCGTATTAATCGTAATATTTCCCGAACCATCAAAGTTAGCAGAGCCAGAAACTGCGCCAGTTATAGCGATGTTTCGAGCTGTCTTTAATTTCGATGCAGAATCTGCATTTTTTCCAGAATAATACCAACCACCCCATGATTGACCACTATCCCACGATTGACGAACAGCAAAGAAGACGTCATTGCTGCCTCCAGTCAGATGAGGAAAAAACACTTGCGCTATTGCAGCACCTGATCGATAAACCTGTAAGAATCCATAGCCATATATTCCTGCAAGACCATCATTAGATGAACACACATATACACCCGCAGTTAAAGCTGCATTCAGTTGTGATTCATTTTCGATACCCCCATTCAACCTTTGTTCAGCAGTAATGGTAATGGCTTGTGTGCCATCAAAAGTAACACCATTGATTGCTCTTGAGTTTTGAAGCTTAGTTGCTGTTGCTGCATTACAATCAATTCCGTTCGAATTTAATCGAGCAATGACATTGCCATTTTGTGCATTAATGAAATTAAATATCCCGCTATATACCGCAAGATTCATTCGATCAACACCAGAACGCCCCATATCAATGTAATGATATGAATCTGAAGCAACCATGCCCGTTGTCGTGGTTATATTGCCTGTAACATCATTGGTTCCGTCAAAATCAAGCCCAAAAATTTTCCGAGTATTTTTAAGTTTGGTAGAACTTGCGGAGTTTCCTGATATATCGGAATCTGTAAAAGCAAATTCTTTTTTATTCAGATAATCAATTGTGCTATCTGTTCTAACGACGCAACTGATCAGTTTTGTTCGACCAGTCAGAATATCAGTTGAAATAATAAATGTTCCACCATCTATCTGAGATGAAACTAAGCCAGCAGCATACTGGGCAAGAAATTTACCACTGCCGTTGTCAAAAAATGCCGTCGATTTATCTTTGTAATACTGAATAAAATCTGAATCATTACTAAAAGATGTTTGTTCTATTGCAAGTTTCTTAGCTGCGACAGCAGTTGCTGTTTTATCAAGTTTATCTGCACTCAACTGTTGTCGAATTGATCTAGGCACATCATTGGCGTTATATGCAATCGGTTGAACCGTTTCGCCATTTAATGAATATGAGGCAGTTCGAATAATTGGAGTGCAGCCTTTGGCCACATAAACATCATATTTTGTGCCACCACGAGCATAGAAGACTGCATTCGAGCTTGCCCCCATCTGACTGATGCTGAGAATGGGAGATTGTGAACTCCAAGTATATCCAAAAGAATTAATATTACGATCAACCGTATTGCTATCCCAATCATCTGGATACTCATTCCAATCCGCAAAGACAGAAAATGAACCACCACCATGTGTAGACCACGGTGCTTGGTATGATGAAAAGAGAGTATCGATTATAAATCTGACCCTTTTTTTTCCTGCGATCCTAGTCGTAACTGGATAGTAGGTATCTTTGTTAAGAGCGGTTAGATCAATGGTAAATTTATCAAGCAAACTATAATCAGTTAATGCATTTACTTTATCGTTGATTAATTTTCCCTGTTTTGCTGTGAGTGCTTTGCTTGAATCATCTGTTGTCAAATCATCTGTAAGCAGTACAACACCACTCTGAGTTACTGAAGCTGAACGAATATTCTGCTGTGAAATTGCCGTAATTTGACCCGCTGCATTGACTGAAATCTGCGGAATTTGAATGGTCGAAGCATATGTTCCAGCAGCTACGCCAGAGTTGGCCAATGTTAAAATACAAGATGCGTTTGCAGAACCGTCGAATGTGACCGAGCCTGTTGCTGCTCCCGAATAGCTAATTGTTCGGGCTGTTTGCCATTTTGAAGCTGTTGCAGCATTTCCAGAAAAGCCACCTGATGTGCTAAGAACACCAGAGCCATTTAAACTTAATAAATCTGTAAATGTATCGCTAGCATCTGCACTAATTTCAAGTTTATTACCGCTTACAATGCGAAAAACCCTATCTTTAGCAATTGCAAGGACACCACCAGATCCTTGCTTTTTTACAAAGCCAATGTCTTTATCAATACCTACAGTTAAAACTGTATTATCTGAAGTAAGTTGCACACTGCCAGATACACTTCCACCAGTTTTGGCAAATTTTTCATCTTGAAGTTTTTTACCCTGATTCGCAGTTAGTGGTTTAGAAGCATCATCCGTTATTAAATTATCAACCAACTCATTACGTCGAATATAATTTTTATTTACCCATTCACGAGTTGCATATATCAATGAATCATCAAGATAAAGAGCTATTACTTCAGCATTTTGAATATTAATGACTAGCTTGATATTGATTTCACGTGCACCGCCCTCATCGGCTAAAGGTTTATATGTTGGAGGATAGCTCGCATTGACGACCATCGTATTTCCAGCATAAAGACCAAGCTCGCGGATATAGAAACCACCAATATTGGATGGAATAATCGCTTCACAAACGATCTGGTTTGTATTATTTGGATTGATTTCTACTACGTTTAATGCAATCCGAGCTTTTTCATTAATTAAGGCTGTTCTTGTTTCAGATGGTACCGGAACAGATCCATTGCCATCTCCCACCGCAATGTGTGAATAATTGATTTTATTACTTACAGTTGCACCAGCAATTAATGCTTTACCGTTATTGGTTAAAATACCTTTATAAGTGGCCATTCTAATTACTCGACAAAAATTGTGACTGTTTCAGCACCGTGACAACCAATAGCAACACGAGGAATACAAAGCGGTTGGACGTTAATAACTAAATTTGTTAGGTGACGTGATGCAGGCTTTGCATCTTTGACAAGCCTGTTTACTTCTGCGTAAGTTGCGTCGGTAAGTTCAAGCCCGTTTAGATCCAGCGTTAAGGAAAAAGTACCTGGTACCCCGTTTGGAACTGTTTCAAACCATTCCTGAAACTCACATGTATATCCAAACTGAGCGAGTACTTCTCGAACTGCTGTTCGGGTACCTTTGATTTGATGTTGCCTAAATGATTTTTTTATTAGTTGGCGTTGAAGTGATGGTTGCCAATCAGTATCCCAACTATCAACTGAGTATTGCCAAGCCAGAAATGACAAAAAATGATCTGGAGCTTGGTCAATTGATGCCAAACTCTTAATTTGAACAGGAAGCTCTAAACTATTTGCACAAACGTCCGTAACGTTACGATCAAAACGAGTGCTATTAGGAGGCAGCAATTTACTCATTCAACGCCCCCAATAACCACGGAAATATTTTCACAAAACGAGGCTTGTGTTGGAGTTAAAACAACATCTGCAGTTGGATTAAGCAACTCAACTCTATTTACACCACCAACATGTAAAGCTGCATAAATTGCAGACATACGAATAGATCGGCCTAAACGTTTTTGTTTTTGCGCATACTCAGTAACATTATTAATCGCTTGAATAAGTAAGGTTGCTGCTTCAGGATCTTTACCGATGTATAACTTGGCATTGATTGAATAATTAATAATTTCAGCAGATTGGACCGTTACACGGTCTCCTATTGGCCGCTTGTCTTCAGCATTGACTGCCTTATCTACAATTTGAACTAGCTCTGGTGAAGCGGATCCTGTTTGAGAGTCTGCTTGTAGAATAGTTAAAGTAATGAATGCTGGTTGTGGTGAGACTACGGAAACATCCCCCACACGCCCATCAGCATCACGCGCAATTTTTTTATAAGCTGCTTCTGGTCCAGCTACGGACAAAGAATCAAATGCAAGTTGGATACGTTCACGAAAAGCTGGATCTGATTCATAGACAGCAGGAACAGGTGGCGTTTTAGTATTGTCGGCAGGCTTAATAATCAGTCGTTTAACATTGTAATTTGCGCCTAGTTGATCTAAATCATTTTTTTCCGCATAAGCCAATAATAAGCCACGTGCTGCTGTATTAATTCGATTTCTTAATACTGTTTCACGATAAGAATTTTCTTCAATGTATTTCGTCAAAGGCTCACTTTCACGGTTAAGTACTTCAGTAATCTGTGGTTTTTGATCATCTGGAAATCTATTAATTAGGTCGGCCTTTCGTTCGGCTAAAATAACTTCATAATCAATCGTTTCAATAATGTCAGGTGGAGCAAGCTGGCTAAAATCGACGCTCATGATGAAGCCCCCATTTGAAGTGGAATATTTAAATTTAGGGACTGGCCAGTAATGGTATGGACTGTCTCAAGATCTAACTGCATAAGCCCTGAAGCGATCTTGGTAATGTTGATATTTTCAATACTGATGCGTTTTTCCCATCGAGTCACAGGCGTATAAATTGCACTGTAAATTTTTAGAACAAGTACATCATTCATGGGTTGATCGATAAGGTCAGGCACTATCGAACCGTAGTCGCCACGCATGACACGACTCCCTAAAGGAGTAGTCACAATGTCTTCAATTGATTGCTCTATACTTTCGATTTCTGAAATTGTTACGCCAGAATGACGTGAGATCATGGTACTGGTCCTCCAGAAGTGTCACCGCCACCCTTAACACCAGAGGTTTTATGTTTCGTTAGACTTATCTTTCCTGCGATAACATCCGCATCTGAGGTAATATCCAAAGTGGAATGGATTCCCCCCTCTACTTCGAGATTGCCAACAATTTTTACAGTTCCACTTTCTGGAAGAATTGCTTGAAGCTCATGTTTTTTGACGTCATAACTTATGACTGCACCATCTTCAAACGCCCTAAATTTGATATCTGGATCTAATGACTGAGTCGGAAAATGTTCATTGTTTAAACCAACAACAACGACTCCGAGTTCGATTACTCCGCAAGGGCTAAATACAATGCATTCTTCATCAATGCTCGGTAAATCATGAGTTGAATCTTTACCAGCTCTTAAATTTAATAGGCGCAATTCTTTGGTTACTATGTCACCTAAATTGACTGTAACTTTATGAAAAGGGCTAGACGGTATTACGGTCTTGATACGTCCAAGACGGATCATATTTTCAAGACGACGATTGGATTCTGCGTTCATGCTGCAATCGTTATGCAGCTAAAGGATTAATGCATTTGGTTTGGTTTGTATGTCAGTTATATACAAGTGGGTTCATTTTGAATCTATAAAGTTAAGAACGTCATTTTCAATCATTTCAATTTCAGCTTCAGTAAAGCCAAGCAATTGACGCTGTGCATATCTGACTTTGAAAGTTCGCCCGTTATATTTCAAATTATCAATTAATCCATCCTGGTGAATTCGGGCAAGTCTCGATACTCGTTGATCAAATCCAATGGTTACCCCATTAGGAATATTTTCGATTTTCATGAACCGTGTTGTTTTCAATTTCATGAACATTTTTTTCTTAATCTGCCCTTTTCTTTTTCTTAAATTTTTTCTCGGGATATAAGCACTACCGTCAGGATTCTGTTGTCGAGTAATACGCTGACTTTGGCTTGCACGTATTTTACGTGCAATTACCATTGCCATTTTGCGACGCGCTGCATCGTTTAGGGATACTAATAAAGCATTTAAATGCTCAGAAAGATATTCAAGCTCAGCCATTTATAGAAAATACTCTTGCTCAGGATCTCTTGATATCCACGATGCCAGCTCAGATCCATCTTTATCAAATAACGTGACTTGCTTTGATTCTTCGGCTTTGTGATAGTGCGGCTCATCTGGATAGTCGACACTTAAACCTTCGCTGGTTTGCTTCACAATTACACGCTCAGTTAATGGTAATTGAATTGCCAAATCAACCTTATCATTTGCCAAAATTTCAGCTTCAAACTTAATGCCAGATTTAACGTTATCAAGGTTGGCCATTAAATTAGATTGATTCATACGAACCCAGTCCAGTAATGGAATACTGACTGCTGCAAGGTCACCAGCATAATCGGTTAAAATCATTGTGAGGGTGTATGCATATTCAAATGATAAACCATTTGCCAACGTACTCCGTACCGCACCATCATCAACAAAGATAAGGATGCGGTCAGGATCACGACGTAGTTCAGGAATCGCATCTAAAAGATATTTTCTTAAACTATCTGGTTTTTTCATGCTGCTTTAGTCTCACTATATAGTGGTTCTAAATGATCATATTCTTTTTGGAATTTTGCCTGATACCCAAGTTTTTTATAATTAGGACCATTATAGAGTGTGAAAACAACATCCCAATTTTTTGCTCGCAGCGCATCAATTAGAGCAACTTTTTTCTTTTCAATGATGCCTGTTTTCCATTCAATAAAACGGATGAAAGCTTCTAACTGGTTTGACTCATTTACAAACTGCTGATCAACAAATTCTTGGACAGACGCATAGCCTAAATCTTTCCAGTTTTCGCCCATCACCTGAAACTGTCCCCATGATGTTGACATCAATGCACTTTCAACATCGATTTGCTTTGCTTGTTCCAGTCGAACATATTCGGCTTCATTTCCCTGATATCCACCATATTTACGATTAACAATATTTGGACGTTCAGCTTCCATTTTATTGGCAAAAGCAGTGCCTTTTTTCAAACGTAAATACGCATACATACGATGGCGTTCAAATAGAATTTTAGGTTTTCCGTTTTTAAGAAATCCAACACCTTGGCCTTCAACTGCACCAAAAACACGGATAACCAACTCAGAAACTTTTAGACGCTCAGCTGCTTTTTTATAATCACTATCTTTAAGCAATTTTGAGATGTTTTGTTCCAGAAGGGCACTGCGCGTCTTGTCCCCTACTTTGCCATCCGCAACCAAATTTTTCTGCTTTTGGAATGTAATGACAGCATATTCAGTAGAGGCTCCAAAATCACCATCGATGGAAAGTTCTTTCCCTTTAACGCCTTTAAAACCAAGCTTTTTAAGCTGTTGCTGCAATGTAATTACATCACTGCCTTTTGACCCAAATTTTAAGATTGCTTGCATTATGTTGTGCTCCAGATAAGTTTTGCGACATTACCTTTTGCACGGCAAATTAGGACCGCCAAAAGTACTGCAAAGATGGCATCCCATAACGTGACAGGATCTTTAAAAAAGAGAATATGAATTGATTGCCCGATAAAAGCAGCAATAAGAATCGTGGCCAAAATTGAAAAGCCATGACGATGGCGGAGGCCTTCAGCATCAAAACAGATGATCCGTAGACCACAAATCAAGTAGGCAATCAGAGCAATCAGTTGAAACATAATTTCGATCATGGCTTTCCTCCTCCACGAAATTTATTCCAGATGTCAGATAGACTCGATTGGTCTACCCAGACCATAGCTTTTAAGATAATTGGTAGTGAAAAAATTGAAGCAATCATTCCTGCCGTTGCATCGTTAGTAATGAAAGTTCGAGTTGTCACTTCTGGTGCGAGTAAATACCCAATACCAACGGCAATGATCATTGTCGAAAGTCGTTGTAATGGTTTTAAATCTTTTTTCGTTGTTGCAAAGAGAGCTGCTCCAAATACCGCACCAAGCAATGCATTCCCGTTGACAAATGGAAGCAATGAAGCTGCGCTAATTGAAACTGCTGTAACTGCTGCTGTTGTAGTTGGTTCTGGCATTATTAATCCCACAGTTGTACTGTTTGCTTGATTTGTTGGGGTGTATCGATATCAGGAAGAATTACAGAGGTACCAATAGGCAAAAAAATTCCAATATCGGCCAAAGCTGGATTTGCTTCGAGTACCTTTTCAACCACACCCGAACTGCGTCCGTAATATCGCCAGCAAATTGAATTGATAGTGTCATTTTGAATTGCTGTAATGGTTTTGCTCATCGCTTAATCCTTACAGTCCAAGTCTTCAGTAATTGAAACTTCGCAGTCATAAGTAGTTGGATTAATTCCTCCAGAATTAACAACAATTCTGGAATTAACCTTTAAGTTTTTTTTTGATAAATCCAACCCTAGTACTTCTGCCACTTTTTCAGTAGCTAAATGCTCCAAATCTTTTTGTTCAAATCGATAATGATGAGTGCGGTGATGTACTTCTACTGATGAAATTTTCATATCAACTCCACAATGCTATGGTTTTCGCCTTTTAGCTGTTGAATCGCCCATTGCTTATTTCGTCGGTAGTCATCAACTGAACAATCCATCGATTCAGATTTTTTTACACCAGAATTAGTACTGTCATAGTTACGATAAATTTCGTTTACTTTTGCTGCTACACCATTCGATACGGCTGAAAAATAGAGCACTTCAGTATCTGCTTTACCGTCAATTTGATTAACAGCTAAATCAATCAGCTTTTCGGCTTTCATCACTAAGTTTGCAAGTAAACGATTTACATCGATGACTTCTTCCCGAGTAAGTTGTTGCAAACGAACATCGGTCACTGATCCGTCGATCCGAACAAAACTACGGATCTCATCTAGAGAAATTTCAGGAAAAAAGGTGCCACTTGAAATAGTGATATGACTTGGGGTTAATGCACCGTTTGCGATAAATCCCATGTAGATCTCCTTCTTAATGCACTGGGAGGGGCAATGGCTCGGTGAAGATTTACTGTGACGTTAAGATCACGACCATTGCACTCCAGTGCGGTGCGGGGCACTTATTCAGAAGTCGGTACCATATTGCCGTGGTCATCAACCACAGGCGTTCCATTTTGATTTAACAAAACGTCGGTAACTTCTGTTTGTTCGTTGGTAGTAACTACTTGAGCTTCTTTTTGATAAGCCAAAGCATTTGTAGTTTCTCTTTCTGCCAATAACTTGGTAGAAAGCTTACTCATTTTGTTTAGATCAGTTCGACCACCACATTTATCGTCAAGATCTAATGCTTTTTCTAACCAACATTGAGCATGAACAGAGCGTGGTAAGTCATTTTCAAGATCACCGGTCAGAAACTGCATTTCACCTTTACCTAAAGCGAGGTAAAGCTTAGCTTTAACTTCATCTGGCATATCGAGACGATTTTGTGGCAAAGATTTATCAGTAATTAGTCGTTCTAAACGCACTAATTGATCTAATCCTTTTTGATCAATACCAGCTTCTGTTTTAAGTAGTTTTAAAAACTCTTCGGCAATATCTTCAGTAACAAAGCATGCTTCGGAACGTTCAAAACGGTCTGGAAGTTTTAAGCCGTATTTCAGAATGTATTCGGCAATATCAAGTGCAAAATCAAAATCACCAATATCAATTGACCAAACCAAAATCTCAGTAATTACTGCATCCTGAACACCAGGTTTTACTTCTAAAATACCTTCCACATATGGTTTGTAATTTGGAATTAACTGGCGCTTTAATTCGATTTTGTTTTGTTTGGATTGAATATTTTTGAGTCGATTTTTATCACTATTAAGCTGCAAAAGTTGCTGCTCATAGGCATTTGTATTTCGCATGGTACCGAACTCCGCAGCTGTCTCAGCTGCGGATTTGGCTTGATGCTGTTGGAAGTGCTTTCGAGCCAAGTTCATGACAAATTACTCCGCCAGAATTTCGATATTTTCAGCCATACATGCAAGACCAAGATCTTCAATGTAATAATCTTCGTTTGAAGACTCATAGTTCTCGATTTGGTCACGTTTTGGATTGTCAATGACTGTACGACGACGAGCACCCTCTTGAACATAAATCGATAAATTATCGAATGTAGTTACAAAGATGATTCCTTCAGGGAAAAACGGTACTGAGTAAACAGGCAATCCACCCATACGTTTTTGGCTAATGATGATGTCCGCAGCCAATTTTTCAGAGTTGTCCTGGTCTTTGTTTACTAGTGGGAAGTACTTATCCGAAACAGTTTTTCGGTTACACATTACGACTAAATCTGGATTGCCCTGGTGAACGTCATCAATCATTTCATCAACGATATTCATAACCAATGCATCAAGGTTTTTATAATCGCCAGTTTTACCTACAGTAATTTTTCCTTGCGCAGCGCCTGATTTCATTACACGCGATTCATTCTCTTCACGCATTTTCTGTAACCAGCCTTTATTCACATCTTGCAATAAAGGATTTGCTGTAATGTCGGTATTAGAAGCGATACTGGTACCATTGAACCCAATCATGATACGGTCCAGAGCTTGTCGTTTTACGATAGCGCCACGGAATCGACTATAAAAATCTTTGAATTTTGCCCATTGATCAAGTTTTGCGTACTTAATTGCGGTATCAAAGTCGGTTTTACGACAAAAGTAAAAACGCTCATCCATACCAGTTGGATCTGTAGCTTGACGTTCTCCAGCATCCGTATTTGTACGAGATGCGATAGGGCGAGAAATACCAAGACCAACCGCAGAACCTGATTGTTCAGCAACAAGAAAAATATTAATTTTCTTCAAAAATTCAGATGATTCTTGAATTTTATCTTCAAGCTTTTGTTGAACAGTTGGAGTCACATTAAATTTTTGTGAAACTTTTTCAACCCCATTGAGTTTTGCTAACTCAACCATGACTTTATTGTACTTAGCACGTGTTTCTGTACGCATTTTCTTTACTCTAAATATAATTAAATTGGATTAATAAATTGCTAGAACCGACTGAATTAACAGTCGATTTCGCCAACGTCTTCAGAAAATTTGCTGTTGTTAGACTGTGGCCGTGGTTGACCTTGGGGTTCTTGATCTAGCTTATTTTTTAATTGATTGAATTCATTCTGCAGCTGCTCATGTTTGACTTTTAATTCTGCAAACTCATTTCCTTGCGTCACTGTTTGCTGAGCAATTTCAAGAATGGCTTGTTCGCTTTGACTAAAGTTTTCTTGAGTCTGCTGGTGTTGCTGTTCTTGAGTTTTGAATAAGTTTTTAACTTTGTTGTATAAGTCACTGGCAAATGAATCTTTAACTTCTTCGAATTCGAATTTTGTTTCTTGTGCTGCACTGAATAAATTTTCAGGACGTAATTTCTTGGCTTTAAGTGGGTTTTCATTTGCGCCAGCTGCAAAAGAGAGCATTTCAGTACCAAGCGATGCAGGACTGTCAGTAACGGCAAGACCCACTAAATAGGCTTGGCCAGTTTTCGCAAAATTTTCATCGACTTCGATAGATGTATAAATTTTTTGATTTTTTTGATTAAGTGCAATCAAATTTTCATTTGGTTGGATCTGTGCAAACAAGGCATCTTTCTGTTCACCATTGATCGTAACTTTTTCCGTTTTAAGGGCGATCACATCTCCATAAGCTCCGAAAATACCATCTGGAGAAACGCCCTTAATGTGCTCTAAATTGATACGAGCACCATAAGTGTTCAGATTGTAAGTTTGCGCCATTTGGATGATCCATTCAGATTGAATTTCACGACCATCTGTAGTGTCACCAGCCACGGCAACTCGAAACCATTTCGATTTAAATTTTTTCGGCTGTGTTTTTTCAGTCATTCTGCTGTACCTGTTGCAAGGTTTTTTCGGGCAATTTCAATAGGTGCAGAATGGGCAATATTAGTTATGTGTAGCAATTGAGCATGCTTGTATATAACTGACATACAAATTGCCATGACTGATAAAAGCTAACTTGCCTGCCATCGTTTGCGGATGAAATTAAATCAATCCGTAAACCATGAATGAATTATCACAGTTAGCTAATCTTGAGCTGATTCTCGATAACAAATTAAAAGCCAAGTTTCTCTTTTGGCTTGGCTGGAAAATTGTAGATATTGCTGAAGCGCTAGACGAAAATGAGCGTACAGTTCAGGCTTGGAAAACCAGAGAAGAGTGGGATAAAACACGATCAGAAAGTCGTGTTGAAGAAGCATTAACAGTTCGTTTAATGACTCTCACTCTGAAGAACAAAAAATCGAGTGGTGACTATAAAGAATTAGGCGAATTATTTAAAAATTATAAAGAATTTGCCCGAATTGAACGTTATAAAGAAGGCGGTAATGAAGCGGATCTAAATCCAAATATTGCCAAGCGTAACGCAGTACCCAAGAAGAAAAAAGAAAACAATCAGTTCACTGAAGAACAAGTTGAACAACTTATTTCAGCCTTTGAAGATAGTCTATTTGACTATCAGCGCGATTGGTATAAAGCAGGCAATCAACGTACTCGAGTAATTCTCAAAAGTCGTCAAATTGGTGCGACATGGTATTTTGCCCGTGAAGCGCTGGTCGATGCAGTTAAAACTGGTCGTAATCAAATTTTCTTATCCGCTTCAAAGGCTCAAGCCCATATTTTCAAAGAGTACATTAAAGGTTTTGCGTATGAGGCTTGCGGTGTTGAATTGGTCGGAGATCCAATCGTACTGCCAGACAACAATCAAGCTTCATTGTCATTCTTAGGTACAAATTACAGAACGGCCCAAGGACATCACGGTAATTTTTATTTCGATGAATTTTTTTGGACGTTTGGCTTCACTGAACTAAACAAAGTAGCTTCGGCTATGGCTTTGCATAAAAAATGGCGTAAAACCTATTTTTCAACGCCTTCTACAATGGCGCATGAAGCCTTCACTTTCTGGAATGGAACTCGTAATAACCGTGGTCGTCCTAAAGACCAAAGACTCGATATCGATGTATCACATGATGCATTAAAAAATGGCCGCTTATGTGAAGACAAAATGTGGCGTCAAATCGTTACGATCTTAGACGCTGAAAATGGCGGTTGTGATCTATTCGATATTGAAGAATTGCGATACGAATATTCACCCGAAGAATTTGCAAATCTTTTGATGTGCCAATTTATTGATGATGGCGCATCTATTTTCCCTTTAGCAATGCTTCAACCATGTATGGTTGATTCATGGGAAGTTTGGGCTGATGACTTTAAACCCTTCCATGCTAGACCATACGGTAATAATCCTGTTTGGATTGGTTATGACCCTGCAGAAAGTGGTGATAGTGCAGGCTTGGTAGTTGTAGCCCCCTCCCCTGTTCCTGGTGGGAAATTTCGCGTGTTAGAAAGAATCCAATTCCGTGGGATGGATTTTAAAAATCAGGCAGAGATGATCCGCAAAACAACGCTACGTTATTACGTGACTTATATCGGTATTGATATCACTGGAATGGGTACAGGTGTATCTCAATTAGTTAAGCAGTTTTTCCCAAATGTCACTGAGTTCAGTTATTCACCTGAAGTAAAAACCAGACTTGTACTTAAAACAATGGATGTCATTAGAAATGGTCGTCTTGAGTATGACGCAGGGTGGACTGATCTTTCCCAATCATTAATGAGCATTAAAAAAACGCTTACAGCAAGCCAACGTCAAATGACATTTACAGCAGGCCGTTCTGAAGAAATCGGACATGCGGATTTAGCTTGGTCACTCATGCATGCACTTTATAACGAACCACTTGAAGGCCAAACACAAATGAATCAATCTTTCATGGAGATCTATTAATGAATCCCCTATCGACTGCAAAAAATTTAGTTAGTTTTGCCAGAAGCCAATTACCAGTTTTTCAAAGCAAAACAACCAAACAAGAATCAATGGCATTTACTTTTGGTGATGCCGTTCCAGTGCTAAATGGAAATGAATTATCTGATTACATGGAATCATGGTTCAATGGCCGATGGTATGAACCTCAAGTCAGTATGAGTGGTTTGGCCAAATCATATAAATCGACACCATATCTAAATAGTGGAATTATTTTTAAACGTAATTTTCTGGCTAATCTTTTTCTTCCTCATGCAAAGTTAAATCGAAAAGCATTTGAACAAGTTGCATTGGATTATGTTTGGTGTGGAAATACTTACTTAGAAGAAATCAAATCACGACTCGGAAGCGTAATTCAGTACAAACCAGCTTTAGCAAAATATATGCGTCGTGGTGAATACTCTGATCAGTTCTTTTTAATTTGTGATGACCATAAAGGCTATCAAGAATATGAATTTTATAATCGTGTTTGTCACATTCGAGAAACAGACATTGATCAGGAAATTTATGGAGCACCTGAATACATATCTGCTTTGCAAAGTGCATGGCTAAATGAATCTGCTACCTTATTCCGTCGTAAGTATTACAACAATGGATCTCATGCTGGGTTCATCTTATATGTTAATGACGCAGCGCAGGATCCTAATGATATTACAGCTTTGCGTCAGGCTCTAAAGGATAGTAAAGGACCAGGGAACTTTCGAAATTTATTTTATTACGCACCAGGTGGAAAAAAAGATGGTATCCAGATCTTGCCTGTTTCTGAAATTGCAGCAAAGGATGACTTCACCAATATTAAATCAATCACGCGTGACGATACTTTAGCGGCACTCCGCATACCTCCACAACTCATGGGTATTGTTCCTAACAATACTGGTGGTTTTGGATCAATTAAAGATGCAGCAGAAGTGTTTTATCAAAATGAAATTGTTCCACTCCAGTCACGGATGCAGCAGCTCAATGAATGGGCTGGAGATGAGATTATCAGATTTAAGGAATATGATTTAAAAAACGTCACCTAATCAATTAGAAACAACAAAGCCAGCATTAGCTGGCTTTTTTTTATGGAATTTTAATAATTACCCACAAATGAGAATATTTATCATTTATACCATCCAGACCACTCGGCCAAACGCAGTCACCCGCGCGCCTGCGGTTCATCTAAATGAGGCAATATTACTGCACACTGTTTCACTGCGTAATGAATCTAGAGAACCTATGAAACTTAGGCTATTGAACCTTAATAATCCAAAACATTAATACTGCATTTCACTGCAAAACCCCTAAAATCTAGGTTCAGGCTCATAAATGCCTTTTCTAATTTTGTAAGTGTTTATTCTATCTTCGATTTCACTCTTAGTTAAATTTTCTAACTTAAATTGATCAAGAGCGGCAAATGGAATATTTAAATAATAATCAAAAGACTTTGTCGGTAGTGAGGCTTCCCAAGGCTTACAATCATAGACTGAAAGTAAATTTTTATTGATCACCAGATAGTCTGAAGACCTTCTAAAATCTTCATCGAAAATAAAATCTTTGCGTTCTTCAAGATCATCAAATTCAAGAAAGTCATAGCGGTAATCATAGTGATGACTTGGGACAATAATTAACTTACATCCGATTATCGAGTCAATTTTATATCTTGATTCAAACACTACTTTCCAATTTTTATTATTTTTTACTTCATCATAGAGATCTCTATAAACATTGTTACCAACAAAAATAAGATCAGGAAATGAATTAAATTTTAATACATATTCATCATAAGATTTTTGAATAGATTTAAAGGACAT